GATCCACAGTCGTTCCTACACTCATATTATCAAGAACGTTTACGCAGACCCTTCTGACGTGTTCGATCATATCCTGACGGATGATCGCATCGTAGAGCGTGCCGCCAGTGTTACTGAGGCATACAATGAGTTTATCAATGCAGCACATGCTTGGGATAATACCCAGACATGGCAGCACGCATTAGAACAAGTCCCCTACGCACAAGAGGCAAGGTATGAACTCAAGCGCAAACTCTTCAGAGCAGTTGCAAACGTTAATATTCTTGAAGGTATTCGCTTTTACGTTTCATTTGCTTGCAGTTTTGCATTTGGCGAACTCAAGCTTATGGAGGGAAGTGCAAAGATCATCTCCCTGATTGCTAGGGATGAGAATCAGCATCTTGCCATCACTCAGAACATTATGAATAAGTGGAAGCAGGGTGATGACCCAGAGATGGCAAAGATTATGAAGGAAGAAGAACAGTGGTTGATTAGCACTTTTGAGAACTGTGTCAATCAAGAAAAACTCTGGGCAGAGTATCTGTTCAAAGATGGTTCTATGATTGGTCTGAATGATAAACTATTACAACAATATGTTGAGTGGGTTGCCAACAGAAGGATGAAAGCCATTGGTCTGAAACCTATATACGATATACCAGCGAAGAACAATCCTCTGCCCTGGACAGAGCACTGGATTTCTTCAAAGGGTCTTCAAGTCGCTCCTCAGGAAACTGAGGTTGAGTCATATATCGTTGGGGGTATTAAGCAAGATGTCAAAAAAGATTCATTCGCAGGATTCAGTCTCTGATCCAAGAAACGAAGAAGATTATGATACTTGGGAGTATGGTACTGAACCGCTCCCAGATGACCATACTTGGGAAAGAAAATCAATGGATGCCTACCAAAGGGCAGCAACATTTGATCATATGATATTCGGCGATTATGACGGATATGAAGCATACAGGGAGGACTAAGGTCCTCCTTTTTTTATGTTTGCTAAATAGGTATACGGAAAGAAATCACCATACCATGAATCCTCTATCGCCAAAACAAATTAGATCCCTCATTGATATGTGGGCAGATATTCATGATGAGAAAGAAGAAGAAGAAGTAGTAGAAGTAGAGACCACTGAAGAATCTGTTTCTGAAGAGCCTCTTGATGAGGTTAATATGGGACTGCAGACAGGACTGGCGAACTTCTCTAAGGGACTCTACAATGTAGGCAAAAAAGTATTGCAGACCGGTGCTCAAGTAGTTGGTGGCGCCGCAAAAGAAACTGAAAAGAACCGCCCCGCTATTCAAAGGGAAGTTGGTAAAGCAGCTACAGGTGCTGCTAATGTAGTTGGTGGAGCAGCACAAACGGTAGAGAAGAATCGCCCTGCTGCCCAAGGTGCTGTCGGTAATGCAGCTAAAGCTGCTTTAAGTGCTGTTAGTGGTGCCGTTGGTGGAAGTCCTTCTATTCAAGGTTCTATCGGTAAGGCTGTTAAGAACTTCTCCGATACTGTTGCCCCACCACCAGAAAGGTCTAATGAACCAACGGTAAGATCTGGTGAGAGGACACCACAAACTGGAATGTCTTATGTTGCATCCAGAGATAAGTCTGGTGAGAGATATGATAAATCAGGAATTCCTGCTCCAGCAAAACTTGATCCAGGCACTCGTGGATCAACAATGCCTTCTAACCCTCAGTTTAAGGGTGTGGGAGCAAACACAGTTAAGAAGGTCTCCTATCCAACTGCATCTCAGACACAAGCAGCGGCAACTCCAGCACCTACCCCTGCCCCTGCTCCAGCAGCAGCGGCACCTACTCCTGCTCCAGCGGCAGCACCTGCTCCAACAGCACCACCCAAAATCAAGGATTATGGTTCTAAAGCAGCAAATATGGATGCCTGGGCAAAGGCAAATCCAAAACTCGCTGCTCGTCTGAAACCCCGCCCAGCACCTATCAAACCAGCAGCGGCATCTACAGGTGGTTATAACCCCAGAATGAAGAGTGATATTGGCGGAAACCTTGGTAGGGCACTCAGCGGCAATGTAAGCGATTTCAAGTTCAAAGAAGGGTATGACGTGGTTTTGGACCATCTGCTCTCTGAGGGGCACGCAGACACCGTAGAAGAGGCACACTACATTATGCTTCAGATGACCCCAGAACACATTCAGGAGATTGTTAAAGACGCCTGATGTTGGCGATTATCCTAGCGTCATTTCTCTGGGGTATAGTTTTTTCATCAATATTTTACAAATATAACGATTTATTTCCAGGGGGTTGACAAGACCCCCTTTTTTTATTAGACTCGCTTTGTCTGGGTTCAAGGATAAATAATAGCTCAATATTATAAATATAATATGAGTTATGAGAATCCTTGGATTTTTGAGGGTAAACCTTTCTTATCTGAAGACATAGGTGAATTGTTTGGGTTCGTCTATAGAATTACAAATAAGGTCACAGGTAAGAGGTATATCGGTAGAAAGTACTTTTGGTCTTTTAGGAAACCACCAGGCAAAAAACGAAGAGTAAAACAAGAATCTGATTGGCAGAAATATTACGGTTCTTGTCCTGAATTAAAAGAAGATCTCAAATTATACGGCAAAGAGATTTTCAATAGAGAAATTTTAAGTCTTCACGACACAAAGGGTAACTGCAACTTTGAGGAAACAAAGCAGTTATTCTTAAATAATGTCTTATCTGAGACTCTTGACAACGGAACGCCCGCATATTATAATAGCAACATTCTCGGACGTTACATGCGTAAGGACTATGGTAATTTTGAGAGAGACAACTGAATGGGCGATTAATCGTATACATACTCTCTGTGAAACTAATCTAGAAGATGCGTTTTCGATTCAAAGTGAATTTTCCGAGTGGTTAGACCCAGATTTTCTAACTCATGACACCATCTCACTAGAATACATAGGAGACAAGCATGACAACTAGTCACGGTCCTTCAAAGGAATTTAAAGAAAAAATCCTTAAAGAATGTAAACGTTTGAGTGCCCAAGGCGAGCATATAGAAGCATCGCATATTTTTAGAACTTACTTCCCTGAAGAGGAAAAACTAATTTATGATTGATTTACTATTTCTACAATCTTTGACTGCAACAGATTATTATAATCTAGCAAAGGTTGTACATGTTGAAGCAGCATTGAATACTGAAGATGAGTATTGTGTTGCCGCTTCAGTTCTTAATCGGGTTAAGCACGATCGATTCCCACATACTGTGTATAGAGTAATCCATGCCCCTGGGCAATATGAGGGCATATATAATAGGTATAATGTCACCCCAAGTTCAGCACTTATTAATCGTCTGAGCTCTTCCCATGGGCAGCAAAGGGTGCTATACTGGTCTAAGATTCTAGACGGTCGAACAGACTACAAAGGACAGAGTATGTTGAGATATCGGGTCTCTTCTCAAGATCCGATGTGCCACCCTAGAGGAAACTTCTATCACTATCACTGGCAATGAGATTTAAGCAACTATTCCAAACCGCAAAAGAAGAGATCAAGAAAGTCTTGACTCCTCCCGAACCAGTAGAAAAGGTTGAAAAAAAAGAAGAAGAAGAGGAAGTAGTTGCTTGTACTGTCAAACCAGAAAAATCCAGTTATACTGGTATTCCAGCTCCTGCTTACTTACAAGAAGACTCTTGGTTTGGTCCTGTTCCTGAGTATACTGAAAAGCAACGCGATTATATGGAAATGGAATTTGAAATGAAAAAGCGCGAACAAGAAGAGCGCAAAGAAACAACTAAAGAACCAGAAGACATTCATGAGATTATGTACCAGATGTCGCAAGGCAACTGGAACACAGTCATTGAATCTCAAGGTGGTTCTGAGCACTTCCATGAAGGTCCAGGAGGTTGGAACTCTGGTACTGGTATGGGGCAGTTTCGATGACTGACGAAGAACTAAAAGAAGAGAAGTATCGAGAACTTCGTGAGCAGGCACACAAATGTCTTCTTACAAAATATGGTCATGAGATGAATGGTGTTTCACCAAAGCATACTAATGAGAACTTGTATAAGTGTGCTGAGGATTGGGTTTCCAAAGGTAATATAACTACCTTCGGAATCATAAAATATTATGAGGCATACTATTCATGAGTGATGACTGGCGATTTGGTGATGACCGTATGCGACTTCGAGCATCAGTCTTTCGCGCTCTTCAGCATCACCTAGATGACCACACTAGAGCAGTCTATGAGTTTTGCCATGATTGGGTAAGTCAAGGCAACCAAAATATTGATAACATTGAATTTTATTTTCAGGAGTATCTACACGATGATCACGACACGAATGTTAAAAAACTTGAGAAATGTCTTCTCGCCGATTCTGGTGAGCAGTATGCTGATCGCCCCTGGGATCGCAGACCCGATTGAAGATCACCAATACAATACCATGCATTCTATGGGATGTATGCTTTTGCAAGACTGCACCGATCATGTCAAAGAAATCAAATCAATTGAAGATCTGGCTGCTGAGATCAATGATGTTGATTATGATTATGTGTCTGATGAGTTTAATTCTCTCCTCAGATCACTTAATGCAGTCGGAGTTAAAGTTTTTCTAGCAGACGAACGATACTTCCCAACACAGCATCGTGGGGTCTATCATACCGTCAGCAATAACTTCTATCTGAACAGGAACTTCATGGGTAGTCCTTCTACTCTGATGGCAGTGATGCGTCATGAAGGATGGCACGCAGCACAGGATTGTATGGCAGG